AGTGGCAATGGTACAGGTTCAACTGTTAAAATTTACGGCTCAAACGCTGGTGTTACTAATACAGCAAGTGGATCACCTTCTGTTACATCAGCAGGACTCCCTACAGATAATACAGCTACTAGCACTGAAATTCAAGATGTACAGAGTAGACTGCCTGCTGCATTAGTATCTGGCAGAATGAATTCTAATTTATCTGCTATAGGTGATGATGCTGATTCTGCTACTAACTTAGCAGCAAGCACAAGAGCTATTGAGGTTACAACTGTTGCTTCATCTTCTAGCACCACAGTATTTGTTTTAACTGCTGGTAGTGCTGTTAATGATACTTATGTTGGGTCTCTGATAGCAATACCAGCTAACTCTACAAATCATGGTGGAGAGAAGCAAGAAGTTGAGAGTTATGTCGGAGCAACAAAAACTGTTACTGTAAAGAATGCTTTTACAACCCAATTAACTGCCGGTGATATTGTGGTGATATTATAATGTCAACAAGATTAGGTTTATCAGGAATACCAAGAAGAAAATTAACAACAGTTGAATCAATAAGTTTTGATGTTGCTATTAATGAATTGGTTGGTCTTGATTTTTCTTTATCTGGCATTGATTCTATAAGTTTTGATGTTAGTGAAAACTTGTTAGTTGGGCTTGACTTTTCTCAAATAGAAAAGGTTAATTTTGGTGTTAGTGAAAACTTATTACAGGGTGTAGACTTTTCTTTAGCATCTATTGATGTTATTAGCTTTGATCCTGCCACTAATGAATTAGTTGGATTGGATTTTCAAATCTTTACAGTTGCTACTGATACCATAAATTTTGATGTTGCTGAAAATAGTTTAGTTGGATTAGATTATTCAATAAAAGAAAAAATAGCTTTTGATATAGCAAATAATATATTAACTGGTGTTGATTTTACTATTGAGAATGTATCTGTAATTGAATTTGATGCTGCTATAGATGACTTAGAAGGATTAGCTTTTAATGTTAAGGAAAAAATAGTATTTTCTGAAAGTATTAATTTATTATCTGGACTTGATTTTAATGTTGTCTTGGGTGAGAGTTTTACAAATAGAGTTAGATTTACAGTATACATTAGTCCAGTATTACAGACTGATGTTTCAATAAGCCCTGTTATTCAGGAAGATGTGGAGTTATAAAATGGCACAAGAATGTACACTTACTCATTTTGAAAATGATATTGGTAAGAGCATAGAATTTTTAGTTAAGAGTTGTGATAATACTGTTAGTCCACATGTTGAATCTGTTGTTGACATATCAGGAGCAACTACTCAAGAAATAGTTTTTAAAAGACCTGGTGATGCAATTGATCTTGAAGTTGATGGTGAGTTGTTGACAGATGGCACTGATGGTATATCAAGATACCAGACTGTTGATGGAGACTTAACACCTGTCGGAGATTGGGAAGGGCAATTAAGAATTACATTAGCTAATGGACAATTTTATACTACAATAATTGAATTTGAAATCGAGTCTCATTTATAGCTGAAGACTTATCCTATACGTTAGGATTTATATAATAAAACTTCTATTATAGCCTATTATTTCTCTTTTATATAGGCTATAATAAAGGTAATTATAAGGTGTTTTAATGTTATTTAAAAAACGAAATTTATCTTCTGCAGTTGATGCTGTTAATGTTTCTGGAAATGAAGCATTATGGACAGATTGGTCAATAGCAAAAGCTGTGTCAGAAGGGTATAAAGTATCTGGTTGGGTGTATAAATCTGTATCTTTAATTTCAAGAAATGCATCTTCAGTTCCTTTTGTTGTAAAAGATAAAAATAATGAAATTATTTGGGATCACCCTTTAACAAAATTATTATTAAATCCTCATCCTTATTTAAACAGAGTTCAATTCTTTGAACTATTAGTTCAATGGCTTCAACTTGCTGGGAATGCTTATTTAAAAACTGCTGATAATTCAAGAACTATACAAGAGCTATGGCCTATTTCTCCTGATAGAATTGCCCCTATTGAAAGCAAAGATAATTCTAGTTTTGTTGATGGGTATGAAACACTAAATGATAGTGGTACTCTTGAAAGAAATAAAGATTATACAACTGATAACATTATACACTTAACATTAACAAATCCTGCACAACCATTAGTTGGGATTTCACCTTTACAAGCTGTTGCCAAAGCTGTAGATGCTGATGTTGCCCAGCAAGATTGGAATACATCTGCTATGCAAAATAGAGGTGTGGTTGAAGGTGTTTTTACTTTTAAAAAAGATTTAGATAAAACAAAAGCAGACTCTATAATGGAGCGCATAATAACTAAATTTTCTGGTAAGCTAAATGCCAGAAAACCATTAGTTGTAGGCAGTGAAGCAAGTTATACAAGATTGAGCTTAACAGCAACTGAAATGGATTTTTTAAATTCAAGAAAGTTTAATAGTGATGAAATTTTTATTATATTTGGAGTACCACCGCAATTAGGTGGCTCAGCAGAAAGTGCTACATATAGTAATTTTTCTGCATCAATGAGAATATTTTGGGAAACAACTATTATTCCTTTGTTAAGTTTAATGGCTACGCAATTTACAACTTCAATGTATGATAAGTTAGCAGAAGGACAATATATAAGTTATGATTTATCTGATGTTGCTGCCATAAGAGAAAATGAAACTGAAAAAGCAAATACTTCTAAAGTATATTATGATATGGGTGTTCCATTTGGACAGATAAATGAAAAATTTGAATTAGGATTTGAACAATTTGAAGGATGGGATTTGCCATTTACTGGTAAAGAGCCAAATAAAAAAGAAGTTGAAACTGAAAAAGAAAAACGTTCATTGGTTTTAATCCCAACTGAAAAAAGAAATGTTGAATCAGAAATAAAAAGAAAAAATAAAATAGCAGATGGCCCTGTAAAAGATGCTTATGCTGATTTGCTAAAAAGACAAGGAAAAGCTGTATATGCAGCTCTTGGTAAAGATGAAGATGTTAATGATGCAGTAAGAGGATTTAATGATGAGTTGATAGAGCTTACAAGAGATGTTTATTTTAGTGTAGCTGCTCAATTTGCCAATACTGTTGTGATAGATTCAAGAGGTATATCGTTAAATTTTCAAAAACGTGGGAATTTAGAAGATGAATTAATTGAAGAATTTTTAGCAGAAGAGCAAATTATTTTAGCAGAAGCATCTGCTATACAACAATCTACTATCAAAACTATTTTTGATCAAATAAGAAATTCTTCTGAGCAAGGATTTAATTATGATCAACTAAGACAAGCACTAGATGATACAGGAATTTTTTCTCCTGCTAGAGCATTGAGAATAGCAAGAACTGAAGTTGGTACTGCTGCTAGCATAGGTCAAATGTCTTCTGCTAAAGTTGCTGGTGCTGAATTTAAAACTTGGGAAACTGCTGGAGCAAAAACTCGCCAAGCTCACATAAATCGTGAAGGTGAAGAAGTAAGTATTGATGAAAGATTTTCTGAGCAAATAAGTTCAGTTGGCCCAAGATTTCCTTTGGACCCACAAATATCAGTTTCTGACAGAGTTAACTGTGATTGTTTTATGACTTTTAGGGTGGATTAAAAATGTTAAATAAATTAGAAATAAGAAAAGGTGATGATAAATTTATTAATCTATCATTAGTTCAAGAATTACGTGCTGATGACTCTGAAGCTGGTATCATAGAAGGATACATAGCAGTATGGGGTACAGTTGATTCTTATAATTCAAGTTTCCAGCAAGGTTGTTTTAAAAAGACAATTGAAAATCGAATGAATAAAATTAAGGTATTATGGAATCATGATACTGAACAACCTATTGGAAAATTAACTGAAATTAGAGAAGATGATCACGGTCTGTTTGTTCGTGCCCAACTTATCACTGATGTTAATAAAGCTAGTGAAACATATAGCTTAATCAAAGGTGGAGCTATTGATTGTTTTAGCTTTGGTTTTAGAACCATAAAAGATAAATTTGAAAATGGCATTCAAGTTATTACAGAAGTAATGCTTGGTGAAGTGTCCCCTGTTGTATTTGAGGCAAATCCTGCTTCTAAAATAACTAAAATACGCTCTGAAGATTTTAATAAAACTGATGAAGCGAGAGAGCTAAGGGAAAGAGGTTATCGGCTATTCCGCTCTTTAGATATAACGTTAGATGATATCTGGTGGGGTGATTTTGAATTGACAGAAGTAGTTAATTTAATTAGCACTGCTGTAGCAGACTTTTCTACTAATTATGTTCAATGGGCACAGGAAGTTATTGATATGCGTTCTGGCGGTGTTCGAATGGATATTAACTCTGGGAATGAATTATCAATAGCATTTAAAAATCATTGTAAAGATAATGATTTATCTGTGGAAGATATTGCACAGAGTACAAGTTTTACATTGGATGAATTACGGTCACTGAAAAATGGTATTTTTCTAGCCGACAATAATCATCTTGAAGAGTTAAGCGATGATATTAAAACAGCGCATAATTCTGTGAGAGGCAAAGCCGTGATTACACTTTGTGATGAATTAAGAGTGGGATTAAATCCTGCTGAGGCAACTCGAATTGAAGCACTATTACAAAAATCACTCCCAGATTCTGGAGCCGATGAAGTTGTTGCTTTTATGAGTGATTTTCGTGAAAAATTAATTGGAGGTAATTAAAATGCCAACTGTTACAATGCAAACGGTCTTAGATGAAATGAAGACCACAACTGAAGCCCTACATAAATATGTAGATAAAAAGTTTGAAGATATTGAGGAAGGTCGTAGTGTTGCTGGTGATCCATTAGTCTTGGAATCAATTGGCAAAGCTAATGATCAAATCACTGAACTTCGCAAGTTATATGATGACTTATTAACTGCTTCAAATCGTCCTGCTGGTTTTAAAGAGCCAACTGAAGAAGATGAGCAATCCTTGCTTGTGCGTTCTGCTTTTAATAAGTTTATTCGTTATGGTGCAGGTGAAAATGCTACTGTACAAATGAGCATTGAAGAAAAACGTGCTTTGGCTAACTCAGCTGATTCTGATGGTGGTTTCTTGGTTCCTGTGGACTTTGAAAATACTGTTATTATGAATGCTTATGATGAATCTGCAATTCGCCCTGTTGTTGGTGCTCGTCCAACCAGTCGTGATACTGTATTCTTACCTGCACTTGCTAAGCCTACTGTTGCTTGGGGTGTTACTGGTTTAGCAGTAACTGCTCAAGATTTCGCAGCTGGTGGACATACTATTC